AAACAAGGTGCACATCAAAGCATGGAAAGAAGGGCTGAAAGGTCTGTACTACTTGAGAACGGAAGCGAAGTCTCGAGCAGAGAATGTGTCGGAAAAGATAGAACGAGTTGCACTGCAAGACGACACACGAACTATCGTGTACAGCAAGAAGAACTGCCCGTTCTGTGCGATGGCAATGGAAGAACTCAAGTTGCGTGGTATTCCATTCGACAAGATTGATTTAGAAGAGATTGGTAAGACTGCCGCTGAAGTAACGGGTCGTAAAGTCTCTACTGTTCCGCAGATCTATGTCGAAGGACAATACGTTGGTGGTTACGAAGATTTAATAGCATTTTTGAACAATACCCAAGTTCAAGAATCCGAAGAATGCAGAGCCTGCGAGGGGTAAAAAATGAAGTTAAAACCATACATTGCGATGTACGAAGGACATGATGTCAGTATATCAATCTGGGATCCAAATACGAACGAGTTTGTAGTTTATGAATTAGAACGTATAACTCAAGACAAACATTATATGGTTTCACAAGGTGTCGGTGTTACAACGGAAGGAAATTATGTTCACAAAAGATCCAAAAAGAAAGAAGATATAAATTTTTATATCTCGTTTGCACTAGCAAATCTAAAAAAAGATTTTGGTATAGAAAACGATTTCCAGATCTTTCATATTATGCCTACCCATCCACAAAATCCACAAGATCCTTTGACATGGGATTATTCTATAATCAATGCGCCTGTGTATCATATATCTAGGGCCAATCATCATGAAGCTCATTCGTGGTCTTCATATATGCAAGCACCGTTTAAAAATAGTGCTATTATATCGTGGGATGCTGGTGGTGACAACACTCTGTTCATGTACAGTGAGATTAACGAACAAGGATACATGACAAAACGATTCGAATACCCTGTGCTTCGATACAGTTTTATGTGGCAGTTGTTTGGGGTTCATATGGAGTCGATTCGTCATACCGTCAACGCACTTGATTATGCAGGGAAGATGATGGGTCTTGCCGCTTACGGACTTCCCTTCGAAGAAAAGGCTCGTTCCTTGGTTCCTGAAATATTATCAATGATGGAAAGAATGGAAGACAAAGATGTTTCTCGGGAAAAAGTACATTTATGGTTAAAGGAAAATTTCAACCAACAACATATTTTACATGGTGATGATGAGAAAACCCTAGCGTATGCAATACAGTTGGCTACCGAGGAAGGACTCATACAGTTTATTCGAAATGAACTGATCGACATGATTCATCTGTGTGATAATAACCTTATCATAACAGGTGGTACCGCAATGAATATCCTTGTTAATGAAAGAGTGAAAAAAGAATTTCCGGAATTAAACGTATTTGTTCCTTGCAACCCAGGCGATGATAATATATCATGTGGTCTTATGTCGAGGGAAATGTGGTTCTTACAAGACAAACTTCGACATAATATGATTAACGGTACGTTCGATTTTAAATACGCTGGACCGTATTTGTTTGACCACAATAACTTGATGGAATATGTTATAGAACGAAACGCAAGAGAAACAACTTTGACAGAGGTTGCGGAGTTGTTGCGAAACGGAAAGATTATAGGATTTTTGAATGGTAGAAGTGAAGTTGGTCCGAGGGCATTAGGAAACCGATCAATACTATGTGACCCAACTATACCAGACATGAAAAATAAACTGAATCAAAGAGTGAAGTTCAGAGAATGGTTTAGACCCTTTGCACCTGTGTGTCGTTTAGTGGATGCTGACAAATATTTCGATAGTCGTGATTACGACTTTATGGATGCCATGCAATTTGCGGTTGATGTTAAACCCGAATGGCAATCGACTCTAACCGAGATAACACACGCTGATGGAACTGCAAGACTACAGACAGTAACTGAAGAATCTAATCCGGTTTTTTATGAATTACTTAATGAATTTGATGGTGTGTTGTTGAACACATCTTTTAATATTCAAGGGAAACCTATACTGAATAGTATTAGGGATGCTCTTGAAATACTAGATACTACACAACTCGATCATGTCGTCGTAGTTAACAAAGACGACAACAAACCGTATATATTTTCAAAGGGATTACTATAATGTCATTACTAGACTTTAGTACAACATACAAACCGTTCAAGTATCCTTGGGCGGTTGACCTATCAAAGAAGCACGAAGAAGTCCACTGGATTGAGGACGAGGCTGAATTGTCCGAAGACGTTCAGGATTGGAAGACCAAACTGACCGAAGATGAGAAAGAATTCATTACACAGGTCCTACGTTTGTTCACACAGTCTGACGTACAGGTGGGCGAAAACTACCACGAACTGTTGATACCCAAGTTCAAGAATAACGAGGTACGTAACATGTTATCCTCGTTTGCGGGTCGAGAAGCGGTCCACCAACGTGCCTACGCTCTTCTGAACGACACTCTTGGTTTACCTGATGAAGAGTACCACAAATTCCTTGAGTATAAGGAAATGGCGGACAAGGTAGACTTCATGAAACAGGGCGACACGACTTCACACACTGGACTTGCACTTGCACTCGCACAGTCTGTATTCAACGAGGGTATGTCGTTATTCAGTTCGTTTGTGATGTTGTTGAACTTCCAACGTTTCGGTAAGATGAAGGGCATGGGTACGATTGTTGAGTGGTCTATTCGTGACGAGACTCTACACGTACAAGGTAACGCAAAACTGTTTCGTACATTCTGTGAAGAACATCCTCGTATTGTCAACGACGAACTCAAGTCAAAGATCTATGAGATGGCTAAAATCGCAGTTGAGTTAGAAGATAAATTCATTAATTTAGCGTTCAAGGGTAATGATGTACAAGGTCTTACAAAGGAAGAAGTACGTAAGTACATTCGTCACATTGCTGATCGTCGTTTACTGCAACTCGGTCTTAAAACAAAGTTTAGACAAAAAGACAATCCACTCCCTTGGTTGGACTGGGTACTCAACGGTGCGTCACACGACAACTTCTTCGAGAAGCGTGTAACCGAATACTCGGTAGTGGGTATGGACGGTGACTGGGGTTGGGAAGAAGAAACTCAAGTCTGTGGTTTAGATGGAATGGGATGTGCCGCATAATATGATTAGTAGCCCCGAAGATAAAAAGAAAGTAGCAAACGCTATCAAAGAGATCTCTGATAGTATGACTCGAATTGATGCCGAGAAGGATCTTATTAAAGACATTATTCAGGTCACATATGAGAATCACGAGATCGACAAGAAACACATTCGCAAGCTTGCAATGATCTATCATAAGCAAAGCATGAATGACTTCAAGACGGAGTACGACGAAGTCGAAACCTTGTACGAAGAGTTATTCAAAGATGGATGAGTATGAGTACGAGTTAGACTGCCCGATGTGCGACACATTGGTTCAATTGACGGTTATACATATAGATGAGAAGCCAGTGAATTGTCCAATGTGCGGTACGGAGGTAGAGTGGGACTCACTCAATGAATAATGTGGTATTATAATAATCAACCATTTGAACCCGATGAAGAATTTCTTAAAGACTTTGTCGGGTTCGTTTATCAGATCACCGAACGTGATACTGGTAAGAAATACATCGGCAAGAAGTTCTTCTGGTCGGTTCGAAAACTCCCGCCTCTTAAAGGTCAGAAACGTAAGCGTACAGTCAAGAAACAATCTGACTGGATGCAATACTACGGATCGTCCGAAGAACTCAAACTCCTTGTCGAACAGAAAGGTGGTGATGCCTATCATCGTGAGATTCTGCGTCTGTGTATGACCAAAGGAGAGTGTTCTTACTACGAGGCTAAGGAACAGTTCGAACGAGATGTGTTATTGAAAGAAGATTATTACAACGAATTCATTGGTTGTAAGATCCACTCTAAACATCTCAAAGTATAAATATTTTCATGGTTGACAAGATGAAGACAACTGTGTATAATGAGCTTAAACGACCCAAGGGTGAATGAATATATGCAATTACAGGTTTATGAGATTCTTGAAAAGGCAGCTAAGTCTAAAACCAGAGATGAGAAAATAAAGATCTTGAAACAGAACGATATCATGCCATTGTTAGATGTTCTTAAAGGAACTTTCGATGAAACTATTCAGTGGAATTTACCAGCTGGTCCTGTTCCATACACACCTTCTTCGGAAGAGTCACATCCTTCTACTCTTCGAAAACAACACCTCAATTTTAAATATTTCGTAAAAGGTTTACGGGAAAGTAATCGTTTGGCACCAGTCAAAAGAGAAAGAATGTTTATTGACATGTGTGAGTCAGTACATCCTCGTGATGCAGAAGTGTTAGTTGCTATGATAAACAAAAAGAGCCCGCAAAAGGGCATAACGAAAACACTAGTTAAGGAGGCATTTCCAAATCTGATTGTTGAATAATTTTCCAATAACAATAAAGGAGAGAGTATGGTTGAGACTAATCAACTAGAAAGACTTAAAAAAGATTCGAGAGAATTGGGACATTATATTCACAAACTACAAAAGAAAGGTAGAATTGACACTGCATATAAGATAGCAAAAAAACAATCATTTCTTGATGCCGCTATCGAGCAAGTCGAACTACGATTAAGGGGGTGATCCTGTATCTAGGGTGCACCTCTGAATAGGGGTGCATTTCTTTTTATAGATAAGTTGGATGACACGGAAATTAATTATGCCATTATATACATTTCGAAATAAAGAAACGGGTGAAGTAAAAGATATGATATTGTCAGTCGCATCAATGCAAGAACTCACAGAAGAAGGTGAGTGGGAACAAATCATTGGTGCACCAAACATGGTTACGCACACAGGTAACATGATCAATAAGACTTCGGGTGACTGGAAAGACCACTTGAAGAACATCAAAAAATCGACGAGTAGACGATACGAGAATTCCATTAAAATATGAAAAAACAACAGAATGTCGAGTCAATGGTTTTACGCATTGACGATTTGATTACCGTTGATCCTATCACAGACCATCAAAAAGAAGTGTTCGAAGCATGGAGAACAGGCGACAACCTTGCACTCGTTGGTACTGCTGGTACAGGTAAAACATTTCTAGGATTATATCTCGCACTTGAACAAGTCATGGATAAAAGTACTCCATACGACAAGGTGCGAATCATTCGGTCAGTAGTACCTACGCGAGACGTAGGCTATCTGCCAGGAACATTAGAGGAGAAGTTAGATGCGTTCACTGGACCGTATCGGGCGGCGGCAACGCATCTATTCGAAGACGAAAGAGCATTTGATAAACTGGTCGCTAATGGTTACATATCTTTTGAGTCTACCAGTTACATACGTGGCGTTACTTATGATAACTCCATTGTTGTCGTGGATGAGATGCAGAACCTTAATTTTCATGAATTGGATTCTGTCATCACTAGGATTGGTCATTGCACTAAAATCATCTTCTGCGGCGATTATTATCAATCGGACTTTAAGACCGAGAAAGACAAAGAAGGAGTCAACAAATTTTTAGATATTTTAGAACAATTGCGCAACTTCTCTGTGATTCAGTTCGGGTGGGAAGACATCGTGAGGAGCGACTTCGTGAGGGACTACATAATGACCAAAGAATGGATGGGTCTATGAACAAAGTGAGACTACGAGAACAATTAGAAATAGACGAGGGCCGAGTAGACGAGATCTATCATGACCACCTCGGATACCCCACGTTTGGTATCGGACATCTTATCACAAAGAACGACGAAGAGTTTGGTGAACCTGTTGGAACACCCATATCAGAGAAACGTGTTCTTCAAGCATTTGATGCTGACGTTGGCATCGCTGTTAGTGAATGTCACAAACTCTACGGTAATAAGTTTTATGCGTGGCCTGACGAGGTACAAGAGATTCTGGTTAACATGATGTTTAATCTGGGTCGACCACGTTTAAGTAAGTTTGTTAATTTTAAAAGTGCACTTCAAGAAAAAGACTGGAAACGTGCCGCAGTTGAAGGACGCGACAGTTTGTGGTATCGACAGGTGACTAATCGTGCAGAACGTTTGATGAGTAGATTG